CCAGCGAGCCGGTCACGGCCGGCGCGGCAGTGGGTCCGGGCATCGGCCCGGACGCCGCAGGGATCGCCTCCGACAAGCAGGCGACCGACGAGCAGCTTCGCCCGCTGCTGGCCAGCCTCGAGCTCATCGCCAACCTCCCCGGCTCCAACGCCGAGACCCGCTCGTACGTCCGTCTGCTGAAGGCGCGGCTGGGCTCTTGAGTTTCCTCGACGAGCTGAAGGACACGGCGAAGTCGCTCGGCGGCACTATCATCGCGCCTGCGGGCCTGGTGTGGGACGTGGCGTCTGCGCCGTTCGACAGCAACGACGACAGCCTTGGCTCGCTCCTCGGTGACGCCGGCAAGCGAGTCAGTCAGTTCCTCGACCCGATCACCAACACCGGCACCTTCACCGGATACGTGCCCGGTCACGTCTTTCAGGGCGCCGGTTGGGTCATGGACAACGGCATCAACCGCCCAATCTCCACCGCTTTCACGGTCGCATCCCACGGCACCGCTCAGGGCGAGGGCCTTGACCAGTGGCTTGGTTTCAAGGGCATGTTCGACGGCGATGCCTGGGCGAAGGCGTGGGACATCTCGGACAGCACCAACGCTGGTGAGGCGTTCACCACCGCCATTCTGACCGGCTCGGATGTCGACCCGCTCAAGTACGACAACGCCTTCGACGAGGTGACCGCTGCGCGGCACCCCTCGCTGGCCCCCAAGATAGCCCTCGGCGCCAACATCGTTGGCTCGTGGTACCTGGACCCGCTGGTTCTCGCCGGCAAGGCATCTAGCCTCTACCGCGCCAACGTCACCAACCACCTGCTGAACCCGGCAGAGCGGGCCAACGCCTACTCGCTCATCGAGTCTGAGGTCAACAGCGGTCTTCGCGCCAAGACCGGCGCGCTGGGCCGAGAGGGCGCGGCCACTCGCACCGACCGCTACCTTGACTGGATCAACGGCACTAACGCTGCGGGTGAGCGCACGAACAAGCTCGGCCGCCCGCTCGAAGCGCCCGAGATCCTGTACGGCACCCCGCAGTTGCGGAAGTACGCAGCCGAGCCCCAAGTCATCGCCGGCCTCCTAGCCGACGCCGGCCGGATCGGCGACAAGACTCTCGCCCGGGACGCGCAGCGGCGCATCCTGTCCATCGCGGCCGGCGATGTTTCCCAGATTGGCCGCCTGCGCACCGAGGTCTCCGGCTCGGCAGCCATCGCCGACCAGCTCACCAACATGGTGAAACAGGGCAGCGTCGACCTTAAGCTCCTCGGGGTGAACCCGGCCATTCAGCACCAGCCGGTGTTCATCCAGCACCTCGAGTCGCAGATCAAGAACCTCGACAGCGAGGGTGCCGTCACCCGCTTCATGGATGACTGGGCGGCCCGACAGGAACAACTGCTCGGAACCCAGGGCACCATGAAGGCTCTGCCCGGTGTGACCAACCAAGGCCGCCGTGCGGTGCTGCGCCAGAATGACATGGGCCTCTCGCGCGAGCTCCCGAAGGTCGCCGACCGGCTGGACGAGTGGGCTGCCAGGGGTGCCCAGCGCGCCCTTCAAGATGGCACCTCGAGCATCTTCCAGCGCGGCGTCCACTCCCTGCCGTTCCTTGCGGTCAAGGGCGCCAACGCCCTCATGCGACCCACCACCACGCTCCCCGTGCGCTTCGGCGATGCGCTCCGCCAGGTCCACTTCACGGGCGTTGCCCACATCCACGACTGGGGCGGCTCCGTCGACCAGCTCGAGTCGATGATGCGGATGTCGAACGTCAGTGACTTCGACCGCATGAAGATGCTGTCGTCGGCGTACATCGCCAAGACCGAGCCCGAGAAGATGCGCCTTATCGACCAGGTGGAGGAGCTGTCGCTCAACTCCTTGGCCAAGTCGTTCGGCGCTCAGACCGGCGACCACATCGACGGCAGTTACATCAAGGCGTTGATGCAGCAGCACGCGGAGCGCCGTGGCGCCCAGCTCGCCCAGATCCGTGGCCGCACCTACGCCTCCACCGAGATGACCGATGCCATGATGGCCCAGCGTGGGCGTGGAATGGCGCAGGCCGAGTCGGATGCGGCGCTCATGGACAACCCGAAGGCGTTCAACGCGCCGCAGTTGTCGCGGCGCAACTGGCGCGTTGACCAGATCAACGACGACGGCACGCTGCTCAGCCTCCCCGTTCTGGACACCCAACTTGGCAACACCGTCCCCCTCCTCGACATGGGCATCGCTCGCAAGGTTCTGGAGCGCGACCAGTCTCACCTCTCGCGGCTCTCGCGGGCGTGGGCCAACGACGCCAAGGAGCTCGACCGGCTGTCACGCCTCAAGGGCGCCGGGGCGCAGGGTCTCGACAAGACCATCGCAGCCCGGCAGGCCAGCATGGACTGGCTGGCTGACGCCGGCTCCAAGGCGATGCGGATGTGGAAGTTCTCGGTGCTGTTCCGACTGGGCTACCCGCTGCGCATCCTCGCGGACGACTACATGCGTATGGTCACGCAGGTCAGCGCCGTCACGCTTGCCGGCAGGAACATCGGCGAAGCCGCCCGCAACCTGCGCTTCAACCAGTTCGACCGCCGTGCGGCCGCCTCCAACGCCATGCGCGAGCTGAAGACTCGCCGGACTGAGATCCTGGACGAGCTCGAAGGTGACCGGATGGTGTCGCACGCCGACAAGTCGGCTGACATGCGCCGCATCCAGAACTCGATCCGGGGCCACCAGCGCGCGCTGACCAAGCTGGAGGAGCGCCTGACTGCGGCCGACAGCAAGCACAGCCTTGGCCTCGAGGCTGAAGACCGGGCCGCGCTGCGCGAGGCGATCAAGGTCAAGAACGACCTGATCACGGAGAAGCAGGGCGCGGCCAACTACTACGCAGAGGAGCTGGGCGACTACGGCCCGGCTGACCTGAAGCGCCAGCTCGAGCAGATCGAGTCCAACATCCTCGACGGGCAGAAGGCCCTTCGCCCCGAGAAGCGCCACATCGGTATGAGCGATGTGGAGGCTCAGGGCGAGGTCTTCCCCGGCGCGTTCGCCGGCCAGTCGGGCATGGTCGCCCGGGAGGCGACCCGCTCGCAGGCCACCTTCGACGCGCAGATGCGCGGCACCGAGGACCGCATGTTCTCGGCGATGGCGTCCGGCTCACACCGGACGATTGCCAGCAACGAAGCCGGCCACCTCGACGCCTGGTCTTCGGCGCTCAACTTCCAGTTCCGCAACTCCGAAGCCGCCATGCACTTCGTCAAGGGCGGCGACGTGGACGGGTTCGTCCACTGGCTGCGCCAGCCCGAGCAGGCCAACCTGCGCCGTCGCGTCCCGCACTTCGCACACGACCCAGAGGACTGGGCTCAGCGGATTCAGGCTGTGGTTCACGACTACATCCCGTCCGAGGAGCTGCGCGCGGCCGTCGAGAAGGGGACGGTCACCCCGCGCCAACTCTCCAAGATGTTCCAGGACCCGGCCACCCGGCCGGCTGTCCACGGGCGCATCGCGGCCGACCAGTTCGGCACGTCACACGCTGCGCTCGGTTTCGGGAAGATGCTGAACCGCCTGTTCAAACACCTGTCTGAGACCCCGACCGATCACCTGTCGCGGCACCCGTACTTCAACACGATGTACCGCCAGCACGTTGACGAGCTGGCGGCGGTGCGCAAGGCCACCGTGAGCGCAGAGGGCCGGAAGTTCGTCCAGCAGGACATCGACGACATCGCCCGCGCCGCCCGCAAGAACGCCATGCACGACCTGAAGCGCACCCTGTTCGACATCAGCGCTCACTCGCACGCAGCCCACCTGATGCGGTTCATCAGCCCGTTCTTCGCCGCCCACCAGGAAGTGCTCAACCGTTGGTGGCGGATCGTGGGTGACAACCCTGCGGTAATCCGTCGCTTCCAGCAGGCGTTTGACCTCCCTCGTGGCCTCGGCCTCGTGGTCGACGAGAACGGCGACCCGGTTCCGATGGGCGCTCCGATCAGCAAGAACCACCGCCTGCTGATCCAGTTGCCGGCTGCTCTCGGCGGCCCGAACACGGACCCCAAGAAGGGGCTCGTGACGCAGGCGAAGTGGCAGATCAGTGAGAACTCGTTCAACCTGGTGCTGGCCAACGGCCTGACCAACCCGGGCGCAGGGCCGCTAGTGACCGTACCCGTGGACGCACTGGCGAAGAAGTACGCCGACCAGCCTGACGTGGCCCGCCTCGCGCACATCTTCAACCCCTACCCCCCGAGCTCCCCGATGGATGACGCCCTGCCGGCCGCGTGGAAGCGCGCCATGTCGGTCTCCTACGCCGCCTCCCAGGGGCAGGACATCCCGGGGCTCAGCAAGATCCCAGGCTTCAACGCCGTTGCCGGCGCCGCCCACATGCTCGACATCACTGGTGTCGGCGTGCGGGAGTACAACGACCGCTTCAGCCAGAACGTGCAGGATTCGGTCACCGACTTCATCATCGCCAACGGCCGAGAGCCGAACCGCGACGAGTCGGACAAGATCATGGCCGACGCTGGTCACCAGACTGGCGTCGACGTGTTCCTCCGCTTGGTCAACAACGCCGGCTCGGCGTTCCCCGCCAACCCGAACAGCAAGTACGCGGCCGTGCAGATGGGTTGGTACAAGATCCAGACGCAGGCCCGCACCGAGGGCCGCGACTACGAGTGGATGGTCCAGCAGTTCAAGGACAAGTGGGGTGCTGCCTACATGCCGCTGATCTACTCAGCGGCACAAAACCCTGCCGGCCTCGACCCGACCGCAGCGTCCATTGCTGCGATCAAGCGGTACAAGGGCGTGCTCGAGCGGGTGGACCCCACGCTGTCTCGTGCGGTGATCGGCATGTACGGCGATCAACTGGCGCAGGACCCGACGATGGGCGCCTACTCCCCGGAGGCGCGGAACTTCCTCCGCACCACGCCGATGGCGCCCGGGTCCGGCGACACCTACTACGCCTACGACGACCCGAAGCAGGCCATGATCGACCAGGAGGCAGCTCGAGGCTGGCGCAAGTACAGCGAGCTGACCGGCAGCCTGACGGCGATGGCGCAGCAGATGGGCCTCACGTCCTACCGAGACAGCGACAAGCTCATGGCCCTGAAGCGGGCAGCCGTGGCGAAGCTCGGCCAGGAGAACTACGCCTGGTCCGACGAGTACAACATCCACGACGAAGGCCAGTACGAGCGACTGGTCGAAGACATGCGAACTGTCGTCAAGTCGCCGGCACTGTCCCGCGACCCGGAGCGCACCGACATTCAGGTGCTCTCCAACTACGTGAAGCTGCACGACCTGTTCTCGGCCATCTGGGAGCAGCGGAAACTGAACGGCCTCGGCGGCCCGGACTCACAGGACGGGCTTCAGGTGAAGAACGCCTACACGCAGCTCGTGATGCAGCTCGTGGAGTCCAACACGTACTTCGAGGAGAACATGTTCAACGGTCTCGTGGAACGTGACCCCTGGCTGATGGAGGCGGCATAATGCCTACGACGGGTCAGGGTAACTCACTCTACAATCTCGGTCAGGCGGTGCAGGGCTGGCAGGCGCCGGCCGATCCCGGCGCGCTAGGTGCGGGGTCCGACGTACAGTCGCTCGCGCAGTCGCTGGGCCTGGACCCCGCGATGGTGGCCCAGCTCATGGGCGGGTCCACTGGCACGGCCCCCGGCCAGCCGGTCGACATCGTGTCACTCTTGGTCGGTACGGCCATGCAGGTCACCGGCCGCGAAGGTGCGACCGGCACCCCGTTCTCCGGCATCCTGCCGGCGTGGGCCAAGGACATCCCGTCCTCCGTTCTGGGCGACGTGAACTTCGACCCCTACTTGGGGATCGTGGACCAGCGCGGTGACGAGCGGGTCTACATGGGCGGTCAGACCGTCCCGGGCACTCCCGGCGTTGACGTTCCCACGGCCGAGCGGCCCAGGACCGGCACGGGGGAGTTCGAGCTTCCGCACGACGTGGCCCCGACCAAGGAGCACGAGAGCGACACCACGCTGTCCTCCACACAGGTGGGAAACCTGCCCTACACCTGGACCGAGGAGAACATCACCGACGCCATGAAGCGGATGCGCGAGGCGGGCGTGAACGTCACCTCGTTCGACCAGCTCAACCAGATCTGGGGCGGGCTCGTCGACCGAGCGTCGATGATGTACTCGCTGTCCGAGGGCAAGAACAAGGTCACCCCGTGGGACGTGCTCGACATGTACAAGTCGGAGGCAAAGGCCGCCGACTCCTACGTGAACTACGAGAGCGGCACACGCACCTCGACCAGCAAGAGCATCGCCCACATCACCGAGGGTGAAGCCTGGTCTTCGCTCCAGTCGACGCTTTCGCACATGCTGGGCCGCGACCCCTCCGACCAGGAGGTGCGCGACTTCACCTACAAGATGAACCAGCTCGCCGCGAAAAACCCGGCCATCTCCAAGACGATCAGCAGCTACAAGGCCGGCGACGTGTCCTCGAGCACCACCAGCACCGAGGGTGGATTCACTGGAGCGGATGTGGCGGAAGCCGCGTACGGCCAGGCACAGAACAACCCCGGCTATGCGGAGTTCCAGAGTGCCAGCACGTACTACAACGCCGCGCTGAGTGCGCTCGGCGCCATCGGCGGCTGACATGGCCTGGACTGCGGAGCAACTGGCTAACGCCAAGATCATCTACCAGGTCGGCCTCGATGTCGGCGCCTCCATGCGCGACATCCAGATCGCCCTGAGCGCAGCCATCGTAGAGAGCGGTCTGCGGAACCTCGACTACGGGGACCGCGACAGCATCGGCATGTTCCAGCAGCGTGACGCCTGGGGCTCGAGGTCTGACCGCCTCGACCCGTTCAAGTCGGCTCGCATGTTCTTCCTCGGCGGTAACGCCGGCCAGCGAGGGCTTCTCGACTTCGCCGACCGGGACCACATGGGCATCGGCGAGGCGGCCCAAGCGGTCCAAGTCTCTGCGTTCCCCGACCGCTACGAGGAGCACGCCTCCGAGGCTGGCGGCATTCTGAAGGGTATCGACCCCAAGAGTCCCGGAACGCTGGGCGCGGTGCCGGATGTCACGACCACCACGCACGACATCACTGTCCCCACGCTGGTGTCACCCGACACGACCACCGAGGTAAACGGCCTCGGTGAAATCACGGCAGACGCAGCCGGCATCGGTGAGCTCAACTTCGACAGCCCGAGCTCCAGCGCGCTGGACGAGGTGAAGTTCGGCCAGCCGACCGCAGACCCGATGGCCGGCCTGAAGATGCCGACGCCGGAAGAAGTGGGGCTCACACCCCCGACCGGCGATGCGGCAGCAGGGTGGCGGGCCGCCATTGTGGCCGCTGCCCACAAGATGCTGGGAACGCCCTACGTGTGGGGCGGCACCACCTACAAGGGTGTTGACTGCTCCGGGCTCATCGCCCTGCTGTACGGCAAGCAGGGATTCAAGGTCCCCCGCCTCTCGGCAGATCAGGCTCGGCTCGGCAAGCGCGTCGGCCTGGACAACCTGAAGCCCGGCGATCTCGTGGGCTGGGACAACTCAAGCCGCAACGTGGGCGCCGACCACATCGCCATTTTCGTGGGGAACGGCATGATTATTGAAGCCCCGAGGCCAGGCGGGGTTGTCCAGCTCTCCAGCATCTACGACACAGGCCAGGCGTGGGGTGTTCACCTTGACTTCTGACCTGCGCACCTGCCCAAAGTGCGAGTCGGCGAAGCCCGAAGACCACTTCAACAAGCACCGTCGAGAATGCAAGGGGTGCCGCGCTGCGGCGCAGCGTAACTACGTCACCCGAAACAAAGACGCAGTGACGGCGCGGAATCGCACCTGGCGTACGACAGACCGCAACCAGAAGGCTGCGCACCTTCGCCGCATGTACAACCTCTCGCTCGAGGCTTACGACAACATGCTCGCCAGTCAGGGCGGAACTTGTGCGATCTGCAAGAACGACTGCCCGACCGGCCGCCTGCTAGCGGTCGACCACGACCACGAAACTGGCCGAGTGCGCGGACTGCTCTGTGCGCGGTGCAACCCCGGACTCGGCTACTTCGCCGACAGTCCCGACCTACTGGCCGCTGCGGCTGACTACTTGAGGAGCAGGAGTGCCTGACAAGCCCAAGGGCGGCGGTGACGCCGGCCCCGTAGACGGCATCAACCAGCAGCAGATGGCTGCCCAGTACGGGTTCGCCCTGGCCTTCATGAATAGCGACCCCGAGCTGAAGAACCTGTTCGGGCAGGCCGTGAAGAACACCTGGGACACCAGCATGTTCATCGCCAAGCTCCGGGCGACCAAGTGGTTCCAGCACCACTCGGCATCGGTGCGCAACGCCATCATGCAGGAGACTTCCGACCCGGCGACCTACAAGGCGAACGTCGACCAGATGTTCTCCACCGTGCAGGACGCTTGGGGCAAGATGTTCGGCACCGCCAACATGGACCCCAAGGTGCTGCGGACGTGGGCCGAAACGGCGCACCGCATGGGCTGGTCCGAGGCGCAGCTGATCGACCACATGACCCAGGGCATCAACTACCAGAAGCTGCTCAAGAAGTCGCAGCTCGGCGGCACGGCCGCTGAAACCTCCAGTCAGATCGACAACCTGCTCGGCAACTACGGCCTCGACCTCGGTCCCACTTGGAAGGCCGCACAGCTGGAGAAGATCGTCGAAGGCAGCGACACCATCGGCGGTGTGCAGGACCGTGTGCGCCAGATGGCGATGCGCGAGTACAAGGCGTTCGCCGACCGCATCCAGGCCGGCGAGTCCGTCCGTGAGATCGCCGACCCCTACGTGCAGAAGATGGCCTCGCTGCTCGAGCTCCCGCAAGGTGAGCTCGGACTGAACGACAAGACGATCCAGGCGGCGTTGAAGCGCACTGATGCCAAGGGCCGCCCGGCCGCGATGGACCTGGCCGCATTCGCCGACCAGCTGCGCCAAGACAAGCGGTGGCAGTACACCGACAACGCCAAGCAAGAGGTGGGTAACGTGACGACCACGCTGCTCCGGTCCTTCGGGTTGATGGCATGACAATCATTCGCCCCCCCGGCCCCACCCCGACGAGGGGCGGGCGTACCCAGTTCGTAGATCCGGGCCGGCCCGTGGGCAACAGCGCTCCAGCCGTCCCCACCGGCTCCACCGACCTAACCCAGACCCAGCAGTCCGCGTTCGACATCATGTTGAACACCCTGCACGAGTACGGGCTGGACTCCCTCTCGGGCGTGCTTCAGGATCTCATCCGTGGCGGCGACACCGACCCGAACCTGCTCCAGCTCAAGCTCCAAGACACGCAGGAGTGGAAGACCCGCTTCGCCGGCAACGAGATGCTGAAGCAGCAGGGCCTCGCAGTCCTGTCGGTCGGCGAGTACCTGTCGGTTGAGCGGTCTTACGCCCAGCTCGCCAAGAACTACGGGCTGCCGCAGGGGTTCTACGACGACCCCTCGGACTTCGCCAAGTGGATCGGGAACAGCGTCTCCCCCAACGAGGTGCAGCAGCGGTTCCAGGCGTTCGCGGATCTCAACAACCGCGAAGACCCCGCTGTCACCGCACAGCTCGCCTCGATGGGCATGAGCAAGGGCGACATGCTGGCGCACCTCATGGACCCGACCCGGGCGCTCCCGCTGATCCAGAAGAAGTACCAGACCACGCTGCTCGGCGCGGCTGCCCGCAGGGCCGGCGTCGTGGCTGACAACGGCTACCTCGGCCACCTGACTGAGCTCGGCGTCACCGAACAACAGGCCGCGCAGGGCTACGGCATGATCGGTGAAGGCTTGAACGACATGCAGCGCATGGGCTCGATCTACGGCGAGCAGTTCGGCCAAGGCGACTTCGAGTCGGCCGTGTTCGACCAGAACGCCGAAGCCACCCAGAAGCAGAAGCGACTGGCATCCCGTGAGCGCGCCGAGTTCGGCGGCTCCAGCGGAGTGGGGCGAGGCAGTCTGACCCGCTCCAGCGGCGGAAGTTACTGACTTCATCCGCTCCACCTGAAGGCACCGCCTTCACCAAGAACCCCGACCTGGACCTACCGGCCCCAGGCGGCGACCGAGACCGGGAGCAGGAGCATCCGTTCACGTCCTCCAGTGAGCGGGTTGGCCTGCGAAACCACCAGATCCGCACAGCGGGTCGACCAAAGGAGAGTGTCCGATGACGGACAACATTCAGCACATCGACGTTGACAGCGACGAGTTCATTGACACACCCAAGGCGCTACGGGATCACGTCAAGAAGCTCCAGCAGGCCAACACGAGGCTCACCGAGACGAACACCGACCTCACCGGCCGGGTCACGGCGAGCGCCCTCAACGGTGTGCTCACGGAGTACAAGAACCCTGAGCGCGTGAAGCGCGATCTTCTCACCGACAAGGTGGACCCCCTCAACTCCGAGGCGGTCGCAGCGTGGCTGGAGAAGAACGGCGACGACTACGCGAAGGGCTCCGCTCCGGCCAACGCCCCCGCCCCAAACGCAAGCGAAGCAGAGATCGCAGCTCACCAGCGCATTGCTGGTGCCGCCGATCTTCGTACGCCGGCCGACATGTCGAAGGTCGAAGCCGCCACGGCTGAGATCACTCCGAACATGGATGGCGCCGCGCTGATCGAACTGTTTCGCAAGCACGGGGTTTGACATTCACAGTGAAAGGTTAAGACTCAATGGCTGACGCCTATGTGTCAACTACCACGCTGTCCAACGGTGTACAGGCTGCGCTTGACCAGTACGTCCGCGCGGAACTTCGGCACATGCCGATTCTCCGCGCGGTCGCTGACACGCGCCCTGTGCAGGTGGACAAGCCTGGTTCCTCGGTCGCCCTCTACACCCGGGCCGACCTGGCCGTTGCTACCACCCCTCTCTCCGAGACGGTGGACCCCGATGCAGTGGCCCTCCCCAACCCGACGCCCGTCACCCTGACGCCGCTCGAGTACGGCAACGTGTCGATTGCCACCCTCAAGGTCAAGGCCCAGTCGTTCTTCGACGTGGACCCCGACCAGCGGGACGCAATCGTCTGGAACATGCGTGACACGCTGGACTCGCTCGTGAGCACCGTCATCTCTGGCGGCACGAACGTTCGCTACGCGAACGGCAAGACCAGCACCGCCACGACCAACTCGCAGGACAACATCAAGTCCAGCGACGTGCGGTTCATCGTCGCCAAGCTGCGGGGCAACGCCGCGCAGGGCAAGCGCGGTGACAAGTACTGGTGTGGCATCCACCCCGACATCAGCCACGACCTTCGGGCCGAGACTGGCGCCGGTTCGTGGCAGAACGCTCACCAGTACGCCGCTCCTGGCGTGTTCTGGCCGGGCGAGATCGGCGAGTACGAGGGTTGCTTCTTCGTCGAGTCCGCTCGGATGAAGACGGCCCAGGATGGTGGCGACGGTACTGACGCCGGCACCAACCTCGACGTGGTGTACCGCACCATCTTCGCCGGCCGTGAGGCTCTGGCCGAAGGCGTCGTCGTTGAGCCCGAGGTCCGCGTTGGGGTTGTCCCCGACAAGCTGAACCGTTTCTTCCCCCTGGGTTGGTACGGCTTCCTCGGCTGGACCCGCTTCCGCGAGAAGGCGCTCTACCGGCTCGAGGCCGGCTCGTCCATCTCCACGGTGGTCTGACGGATCACTCTCATTCACCGAGCGGACGCGCTCGGTGGGTGGGGGTGGGCTCTCAGATCAATGGGGTGGGGATGGACAGCAGCACGGTGCAACAGGTGGGCGGCATCGCCCTGTTGTTAGGCATTGGCGCATACAACTCGTGGCAGTCACGACAGGCGGCCAAGCAGACCAAGGCGACCGGAAACGGCTTCGCCAAGCACGTCCGCGAATCGCTCGCTCGGATCGAGCGGAAGTCGGACGCAACACATGACCTGATGGTCGAGCACCTTGCCGACCACGCAGGTTCCGACCTTTCACGCAGGAGCGTTTCGTGAGCGACGGGTTTTTTCCCAAGGCGATCATCAAGAACATCCCACCCGGGTCCAACGACCCGGCCATCGTGCCGCGCCTGGCCATCCTGCACGTCAGTGCGGGGACCGGCGAGAGCCTGTACCCCTACTTCAACGGCCCTTCGGGCGGTGTCGAGTCGCACTTCTACATCCGCCTCGACGGCACCGTGGAGCAGTACCGCTCCATCTACGTCCAGGCTGACGCCAACCTCGACGCCAACGACTTCGCGGTCTCCATTGAGACCGAGGGTCTGGGCGACGGCGAGTGGTCGACCGAGCAGCTGCATTCGATCAAGGTGCTGCTGGTCTGGCTCCACCGGGTTGCGCACATCACCCTCGAGCGTTGCTCGGCATGGGACGGAGTCGGCGTCGGCTACCACACGATGTTCGGTGCTCCCGGGCACTGGACCCCGGTCGCCAAGACCTGCCCCGGCCCGAAGCGGATCAAGCAGTTCGAGCTGGTCATCGTGCCGTGGATGAAGGGCACCAACCGGCCTTCGGCTGTGGATCGCGCCCGCGCCCTGCTCGGCGTGGCGCACCAGCGAGCGGTGGCTGCCGGTCGCACGTACCGCGCACGGCAGATCGCCAAGGCGCTCTCCATCCTCCCCCGTCACTGAAAGGCATCACCATGCTGGACAAGATCAAGGCTTACTACACCGAGCTCGTCGACCGTGCGGCCAAGTCTGCGGCTCAGTCCGCTGTGCTCGCCCTTGGCGCCGACCAGCTCAACGTCCTGGACGCGGACTGGAAGGTCGTGGGCGGATTCGCCCTCGGCGGTGCCGTCCTCTCGGTGCTGACCAACCTGGGTCAGCGGGGACTTCTCGGCCGCGAGTGATGCGCAAGGTGCTGGCAGCAGCGGGCTGGGTCAACGGCTTCATGGCCGTCGACCTGCTTGCAGACAGGTACGGCCTGTCCGTGACGAAGTTGAGCCAAGGCTTCCGCCGCGAGGTGGGACCGCTGGCCTTCGACCTGCTGCTTGCCGGCGCTGCACTCGGCTACCGCAACCATCTCAAGAGGGGGATGTGACATGCCCACCTTCGAGCCGCCCACGGTGATGCAGAGCGTCCCCGGCGACCGACTGTTCAGCCGGTACGGGGTTCCAGTCGGCCAGTCCGTCGTGAAGAAGAACGGCGTGTTCGTGCTCGACCCTTTCCCCTGGCTGGGCGACCTGACCGGGCTGGTCGCCGGCACGGACTACTTCCTCGGCGGGCACATCTACGAGGTCACCACCGAGGTGGCCAGCGCCCTGACCGCAGCCGGCTTCACAGTCAGCTGATCTTGACACTCACACCGGAGGTAGCGATGGCCTGCACGTCAGGTTGCCCCACTCAGGACCACGAGTCCTGGGGGGCTTGCATGAAGGCGAAGGGCCTGCGGATCGGGTATGCCAACTCGGCCAACGGCATGGACTACTCGGCGCAGAAGCGCTGGGACCGCGACCTCGACGCCTACAAGGACGCCAGGGCGCAGGGCATTCAGCCCTCCGGCACATCCCGGCCGCAGGTTGAAGCTGCGCTGGCCATCAGCAATACGACAGGAACGGCGTACCAGGCATGAGCGACACCACTCTCGTCTACCACCTGAACCGCAAGGCGGGCACCTTGGTCAACGACCAGGCGACCTTGACCGCGCAGAACGCTGCGAACGTCTGGGCCGGCACCACCAACCTCGACCTAGTGGGCGCACTGAACGTGAAGGCGCTCAACACTCTGCCCAACTACCGCGAGCTCGCCGGGGTGCTGAACCAGCTGGCCGGCAAGACCGACCCGTCCACGTTCCTCGAGGTTGACGGAGCGGCGGCCTTACTGTGACGACTTTCCGCAATCTTCAAGACGAGGTGCTTCAGTACCTCTACGGCTACGGGCTGGCCCAGCCCCGTGCCACCCGGCTGGCGGCCGACATCGACGGCGTGGTGGCATCCATCACGGTCTCCTCGGCCGCCGACCTCGAGCAAGGTCTGGCTGAGCTCGACTCCGAGCTCATCTTCATCGAGTCGGTGGACCGTGGCTCCAACATCGCCATCGTGATCCGTGGCTACTACGGGACCACGGCAGCGGCGCACACTTCGGGCGCCATCCTGACAATGGCGCCCACCTGGCCCCGCACGCGGGTGGCTTCAGCCATCAACGACACCATCCTGGCGCTGTACCCCACGCTTTTCGGTGTTGCGCAGACCCAGTTCACGTTCGTGCCGGCCGTCACCACCTACAGCATCCCCGCAGAGGCTGAAAAGGTATTGCGGGTAACAGCGGATCTGAACGGGCCATCCCGAGAGCAGCAGATCATCCGCCGCTACTCCTTCGATTCTGTGGCCCCCACGGATGAGTGGGCCACCACCAACTCGATCACGCTGATGGAATCGGCCACTCCCGGCAAGACGGTGACCGTCACCTACCTGCGCTCGCTCACGGCGCTGGTAAACGACTCCGACGCCCTGACCACTTCAGGGCTGCGGGAGACCGCGAAGCTCGCCGTCGTCTACGGGACTTGTGCCCAACTGCTCGCCTTCATGGACGTATCGCGGCTTCCCGTCGACACCGCCCAAGCCGATGAGTACGACTCCAAGAACCAGATCGGCCGGGCCTCCCAGTTGTCCGGCCAACTCCAGCTCCGCTACGACCTCGAGGTTGAGCGTGAGCGCAAGCGGCTTCGGGCCAACACTCCGGTAGCAATCACGATGAGGAACCGATGAGCACCCGCAACTTCTCGAGCACCGCCATCCAGACGACTCTCACGAGCGGGGTTACGGCCGTGGGCACCGTCTTGGCGGTGGCAGCCACCACCGGCTTCCCGGCTGCGCCGTTCATCCTGACCCTCGAGCCGGACACGGCCAACCAGGAGCTCGTACTGGTCACTGGGGTGGCCGGCCTGAACCTGACGGTGACTCGCGGTTACGACTCCACCACTGCCGTCTCGCACAACGCGGCGGCCGTGGTCCAGCACTCGCACGCAGCACTCGACTTCCGCGAGGCCAACACCCACGTCAACGCCAGCACTGGTGTTCACGGCGTGGCTGGGGCCGTGGTGGGAACCACGGACACCCAGACTCTCACGGGCAAGACGATCAGCGCGGACAGCAACACCATCTCCGGCATTGCTGCATCCTCGTTCGTTCTGTCGAACGGCTCCGGCAATGTCGACGGGTCGGCGGCCCAGAAGGTCATCCCGGCCGGCGTTGTCCTGGGCACCACCGACACGCAAACCTTGACCAACAAGACGCTCTCCACGGGTACGAAGGTCGGCGGGGCCACCACGGACATCTCCGGTGCGATGGTCGCCTACACCCCGACCATGGCCGGCTGGGGACTCGTCAACGGAACCTTGACCGGGAAGTACATGCAGACCGGCAAGATGGTGGAGTTCAAGATCGTGTACACGGTCGGCAGCACCGACACTTTCGCGGGCGCCCCGACGTTCTCTCTCCCGCAGACAGCAGTGGCGCTCGACTCGGGCCGGCAGCCGGTGGGAACCAGTTCGATGTTTGACACTTCAGCCAGCGCGTACCGCCACTACTTCGCCGCCGCACTGTCGACGGTGGCTGTCACCCTCTACAACAACGACGGCTCCTTCCTCTCGCCCACCGTGCCGTGGACCTGGGCGGTCGGCGACAAGATCGTCATCACCGGCACCTACGAGGCTGCCTGATGACGCTGCCAACCGTAGGCCCCACGGTCGGGGAGATAGCGGCGCTCCCGGCTGGCTCGGGCGCCACCCTCACCGACACGGGCCTCGGCTATGACGTGGCCATCGGCGGCCTCGGGTTCAAGCTGAAGATCAGCGACGACAACCCCTACGAGCGGGCCACCGCACAGTTCAAGAAGGACCAGTTCGACAACTCCACCGAGTACGGCGACCAGTCGCTGCTGGGTTACTGGACAAAGGGCCAGTTCTCGTTCCACAAGGGTGCCGGCGTGAAGTACTACGACACCACTGACGGTGAGACGGTTCTGAACCGCTACCGCACCGGGGTGGGCGTGGACCCGTTCGCTCCCGGCGAAACGACGTTGCAGAAGGAGTGGATCAACACCACCAGCGGCAGTTGGGGTGGTCCCATCGTATACGGCGGCGCCGGCAACGGCTTCCTCGTGGTGAGGGACAGTTTCGTCGTTCGATACGCCACATCGCTGACTGGCCCCATTACCGACTACACGCCCACAGTCGGCACGGCGACCGGCGTGACAGTCGGCCCGCTGTGTGCATACGTCACCACGTCGTCCAACAAGATCGAGCGGGTGGGGATCGCCGGAGGTGCACCCTCCAGTGCTGCCATCTACACGCACTCGACCGGATTTCGGAACATCTTCTACGCCAAGGACCGCCTGTGGGCGGTCGACACCAACAACACCTGGTATCAGCTTGACCCGAACCCAGCCGCACCGCCCGTAGCCATCGCGGCTGGAGATAAGGTGTTCACCCTCAATGACGACTGGGGTAACTCCATCTGCCTGACCGACACCCCGGGGCCGGTGCTCATCGGCAATGGTGGGCGCATCTACTCGGTCACCCTGTCCACCAGTGGCGTGGTGCCGTCAATGTCCGGTCCCGTACAGGTTGCCGAACTTCCGGTAGGTGAGGCTATCCGAGGATTGGCCTATCACCTCGGGTTCCTGGCTATGACCACGACGCTGGGTGTGCGCATCGGCGTTGTCTCCGATGTCGGCCAGGTGACATACGGCCCACTCCTCATTGAGTGGGCAGCTTCGGAGCTCGGCGCCTTCACCAGCATCGCCCGCAAGGGTTCGAGCGTCTTTGTCACCGGCAATGCCAGCGTGTACGAGGTGAATCTGTCCGAGCAGGTGGGCGATGGTCTCGAGTTCGCATGGGCTCAACTCCCCGATCCATACACCGACTTCCCGGTCAACGTGGCGGGAGCCACCGCCTACGGCGTGTTCACCTGGGCCGGCAACACCCTGGTCGCATGGGCCGGAAAGGCGTCAGGCCCGCCAGCCGGCTCGATGAAGCACGAGAGTTCCAATCTGTGCGGCTCGGGCTACCTGTACACCGGGCTGCATCGCTTCGGCACTCTGGAGCCCAAGAAGTTCCACACGGTGAAGATGAAGTGCTCCGGGGCGAGCGGCGCCGTCACCGTCTACAAGGTGCTCTCCGATGGCAGTGAAGTCTCGCTGCTCACCGTCGACCTCGCCACCTCAACGGGTGAGGATCAGATCGCCCTTGGCATGGACTCACCGACCGAGCTGGTCGGACTGAAGTTCGTGCTCACTCGCAGTGCGGGAGATCCGACTGTCGGGCCGACGCTCCTGGGCTACCAACTCCGCGCCCTTCCGGCGCCCAGGCGCCAGCGGCTGATCCGCTTCCCGCTCATGCTGATGGACGTGGAGCGTCGAGGATCTTCCCGGGCGGTCGGCTACGTGGGCAGCGCTTGGGATCGCTTGGCAGCACTCGAAGATATGGAAGCCTCCGGTGGAGTGTTCCAGTTTCAGGATTTCCGCACCGGGGAGGCCGGCACCTGCTACATCGAATCGGTCGAACACCGGGGCGTCACACCACCGGGCAAGGGCAACGACGGCTTCGGCGGCATTGTGATGCTGACCATCCGCAAGTTGTAAGACTCCCGCCGTGCAGGTCGGGGAACTTGAAGATTCGCTACCTTCAGGAGAGACAGAGCCACCCTTCACGGGGTGGCTCTGTTTTCCATTTCAGCAGGTGTCGGTCATGCGGATGCGCAGGAACCGCTGGTGCCCGTCCCGGAGTACGAGCGTGCTGGTCCCGTTCGTGACGAACGTGTAGTTCGCCGGGCCACTCGGCTGGCTCAGCGGGAAGTTCACCGGTTTCTTGCCGGCAAGCCAGAACACGTCGAAGTCAGCCCACTGTGGCGTCGTGTTCGTGATGACAAACGAGTAGCTGGTGCCACTCGCCTGGTCGCAGGTCACACCCGTGAACGTCGCGGTGAAGTGGGCGGCGGGAGCCTGGGCGCTAGCCGCCATCGGCATCAGCCCCACAGCGGCACAGAGGGCAATCCCGAGAATCCTCACACCGTTGACACTACCAACCATCCTGGGGCTACGCACGCTTTTTCGCCGCAGCCCGAAACGCTCGGACCTTCTGCTTGACCTGCGCCTCGGTCAACACCTCTCGCTGGCCCTGGTTGCCGCGCTTGGCTGGCAAGCTCTCGAGCAGCTCGACCAGTGGCTTGCCGTGCTTGTCGCACAGGTCTGGGGAACGCTTCTTCCCCTCCCGCTGGAGGTGCCATCGCAGCACCCCATCGGTAGACCCACACAGGTCGCACACCAGCTCGCGGACGACGCGGACACCCAAGGTTCTCACCTGACCAACTCGATTACATTGTCGCGTTCCACCCTATACATCGTGTGGCCTCGGATGATGTCGTCTCGGGAACGACGGTCGGCCGAGATGCCGATGTACTTCTCCGTCATGGTCATCGACTTGTGGTGCAGCAGGCTCTGGACCACCCGCAGGCCGTGGTCGTAGCCACCGTCTACCAGTTGGTCAAAGAGGGCTCGCGCCCCGGAGCGACGGATGGTGTGGGCGCCCTCGTTGAGCGGTTTTCCGTACTGGTCTGCAATAGGAAACCCGAAGCGCTCGAGCAGCGGGGTGACCACCCTGCCTGCCGCCCGGATTTGCCGCTCGGGCTTGTAGATGGAAGCGTGGTGGGTGATCTTGCCGTCACCCCCGTGGACGGGGTGCACAGCCCTGGCGGGGATCAGGAAGTGGTGAGGTTCCAGGTTGCCCACCATCGTGGTGTAGTGGGTGAGCCAGGCTCGGAGTTCGGCGTCCAGCTCGGAGGAGATCGGCACCATGTCTTCCTGCCGGGTCTTGTGGATCACCGCCTTGATCCACCCACCGTTCAGGTCAACGTCGCGGATGCGGAGCGAGGTGACCTCACTGTCGCGCATCAGGGTGTAGAGCAACACCGCCACCAGCACCCGGTCTCGAGGTTCTTTCTCCTCGGCCACCTCGAGCAGCCGGGTGAAGTCGGTGACCGGGATGCGGTTGCGCTCTCGGTGCATGGCCTTGGGTTGACGCCGGCCGAACATCGGGTCGGAGTCCACCGGCATCCGGCCGGTGTGCCGGCACCACTTGAAGAACTGCTGGAGGGTGGCGTGGTCGTTGCGCATGGAGCTGGGCGCTCGAGTCTTGGACACCTCCTCGAAGTGCCTGTTGACCTGCACGTCGGTGATGCCGTGGCACCAGATGTTGCCGTTGATGAGCATGAACCGCTTCAACACCTGCTGCTCGTGGCGCAAGGTGGCTTTCGAGTAGTCCTGGCTGCGGCGATGGCGAAGGTACGCCTCCACTGCTGGCGAGAGTTCTTCCCGCATGTAGTCCTCCACTGGGTGAGTTGTCGTTGACATTCACACTGATCCTACCTTGACATTCACACCGATGGCCATAGGACGGATAGTTCCAGAACTCATTCCATATGGCCCACCTGCGACGATGCAACGGTACACGACACGAAGGGTGCTGACAATCACACCTCCTTGCATCCGCTGGACACGTTCGGGCAGAATGTCAATATGACCACATCCAAGGAGGGCACGACTCGAGTACCGGACAAGACCCAGCTCAAGAACTATCTGGCCAAGGGGCTCACCCAGCAGCAGATCGTTGACGCCTGGGAGGTGGACAGCAACATCCGAGTCTCGCGCTCTGCGATTGGCATGGCGATCAGGCGGTACGACCTGGCTTCGAGCCGGCCCCGCCCCAACTACATGGAGATGATCCCCTGGCGAATTCGCTGGGATCACCGAATGGCATGGGATGTGCGGATGCTCCGACTGGAAGCCCGCCGTCGCCGTGGCGAAGCCCTTACGGACAAAGAGAAACGAGACCTCACGCAATGGAGGTCTCGTCTCGATGAAGCGAATGCAGTTGTGATCTATGAGCGTGACACCGAGGAAGGGTTCCTCTGGGTGGGCCGCACACCCGAGGACGACGACATCATCCGTCGCCCCTAACGGACGGAATGACGCGGTGGACATAGGGCACAACGGAGGTGGACCACTTGCGCTTCACCACGAAGTCACCGGGCTCTAGTTCCAGAGCGGATTCGTCGGTCGTGGCGACGATGAAGTAGCCGTCTCCTTGGTAGTGCTCGAAGACATCGCCCCCGAAGAAGTTGCTCACCCCGAGGGCGATGGCAGGCGCGTCTTTCTCGGCGGAATGCTCAGTCATCGTAGACCGCCGACTGATACGCCCGAGCCGATGAGTTGGTCACAGCCCTGCGCCCCCGCCAGGGGTCGCGCGGGTAGTAGGCCGCATCCCGCATCGGCCGTGGGGCGGTGTCGCCCAGCAGGCGCACCAGCCGGTCAACCGCACGGTCGTGCCGCTCCGACATCGACTGGTGGCTGACGTTCTCAGCCTCGGCCATCATCTTGTTCGTCCAGTCGTCTTCGTGGAAACGACGGAGCAGGTGCTGGTCCTTGGGGTCCAGCTTGGAGAACGCCTGCGCCACGTCGGCCAGCGTGGCGATCCAGTTGCCGCCTTCAGCCTGCGACTTGGTGGAGCGGCCTTCCGACTGGGGCGGCTCGTGCCACGCGGACTCGTTGAACACCGCAGGGAGCAGGGCCTTCACCTCACCCTTGCTGTACCAGTGCAGGTCGGTGCGCTCGTAGCCGAGCGTCTGCGCCTTGATGTCGACGGCGTAGTCCTTGCACTCGTTCCGCAGGGAACGGGCGATCAGCTTGATGCCTTCGTCTTCGGCGAAGAACTCCTGGTCCAGCCACGTCCGCACCTGGTCCTCGTTCTTCACGATCCACAGGAACATCTCCTGGCTGAAGTCGGCAGCGTCCGCACCGTGGACGTGGTGTCGCCGGCCGAACTCGGAGGCGATCCCGTTGACCATCGGCGCGAGGTCTGTCAGCAGATCGGTCCTGGTCGTCATGCCGCCATTCCTTTCACTCGAACGTGCGGAAGCACGTCGGTCTCGATGTCATCCCAGCCGAGCGGCGGGGTGTACCCGTTCTTCCGGGCGTAGGTCTTGACCTTGCGGGCAGCGGTGTCGTCACGGGGCTGCATGTGCAGCCGCTCGTAGGCGACTGCCACCTTCGCCACGATCTCGTGACGCACCCGGGTGGTGCCGTCGTACTGGTGGGCCAGTTCATCCACGAACGAACGGGAGATACCTGACTCCTCGGCGATGAGCGCCCGCGTGTAGCCGATGGCCATGAGCGCCTGCACCTGCCGGCGTGCAGTCCTCGAGTCAGCGGTCATGCGGTAGCCGGCCTGATAGAGCTTGCTGTAGCGGCTCATGTAGGCCGAGCGGCGGGATGGCGGGGTCACAGGACCACTCCGGCTCGCGCCTCGGCGGCACGGTGGATCTTGGCGACCTCGATCTCGACAGCCTCCAGCGTGACCACGGCCTCGTGCTTGCGAGCCGGGTTGCCGGACTTGGACTGCGGCGTCATCCGGTGCCGCAGGTTGCGCAGCGCCTCGAGGTCTGACAGTTCTTCCTCGGTGTATTCCACGCTCATCGCGTTACCCCCACTGAGTTGATCGACCAGGAACTCTTGCTGTCGCGGGTCCAGCCGCCACAGTCGTTGCAGCGGAACTGCGGGTACGCCCGCTGTGCCGTGTAGGCGACACCCCTGCGCTCGAGGTTGGTGCCGGCGCACTTCTGGCAGGCCATCTCGTCGCCGGGGCTGTACACCGCGAAGTTCACGCTGGCCGGGAAGTACGGCTTCAGCTTGTGGAACAGCGGCTCGAGCAGGGCCACGTCCTGCTTGCAGTATTGGCGCATCTTGTTCCAGGCCCGACGCTTCGTCTCCTCGTCACCTTCGAGGCAGTCGACCCACATCTGGTGGCCCGAGTGGGCCACCTTGGAGTCGTTGACCAGTCGGCCGGCAACGTACTGGAGCTTGTGGGAGAGGAATCGCATGTTCCGCTTGGCGACCCGGTACAGGTCGACCTGCTTGAACGGCGACGGTGCGTCGAGTCCTTCGACGGCGAGCTCGCCTTGAATCCACGGGGTGTCGAAGGTGTTCCCGTTGTAGTGGGACACCACGTCGGCCTCGTCCAGCAGGTCGCGGGCCTTGGTCAGCATCGTGATCCGGTCGTCGTGGTACTCCGAGAACCACTGCACGCGCCGGTCGCCCAGCCACTTGGCGCCGAAGCCCATCATGCGCGGGTCTTCGAGCACTTGGGTGAGACCGATGTTCTGGTTGAAAAGTCCCCAGACGTGGGCCTTTGCCGGCGCGGACTCAATGTCGATGAGAAGAACTCTGGCGTTCACGTTGCCGCCTTTCGGTGTGAATGTCAACGGTATTTCACGGAGCGGGTGGAATGCAAGGAGTCAGGCGGGCTTTTCCACGCCGGGCCAGCTGCCGTCGAGACACATCAGCGCGATGAGCGAGTAGCCCACCACGTCCATCCAGGCGTCACGGTAGGACTCGTCGCCGAAGTCCATGTCGCCGTTGTCGAGCCGTGCCAGCTTGTCGTCCAGTCGGACGAGAATGCCGGGGAGTCCGCGCTTGGCGATGTTGCCGCTGCCGTACTTCTTGTGGCGGTCGGACATCAAGGCTCGCACCTCGGCGAGCAGGTCTTTCAAGTCCTGCTCCCAGTTGATCTGGTCGCACCAGTCCTGCGCCCCGCTGTCGGAGAAGTTCCTCACAGACCGATCGCCTTCCGTACTTCGTCGGCCCCAACATCGTGAAGCCAGTCGTCCACCTTGGGGTGTTCACTCGGCGGCACCACCAGTCGCCCCTGCGGGAGCGACTTCAGCACCTTGTCTTTCGCGTGCTTCATGCCGGCGTCGTCATTGTCGGCAATCACCAGCACCCGGTCGAAGTCGGCCAGCGTCCGAGGCCAGTGCTCAAGCCACTGGCCTGCCGACGTGCTCACCGCTGGGATGCCCAGCTCCTGTGACACGACGATGGCCTTGAACTCCCCTTCGACCACGGCGGCCACATCGCCGCCACTGGCCAGGTCTGCCGCACCGTAGAGCCGGGCCTTCTGGCCTGCCGGTGCGTCGTACCGCTGGCAGCTCTCTGCCTTGCAGTCGTGGTCTTTGCAGCACCGGAACTTCATGGCCACCACGCCACCGTTGGTGACGTACGGAATGGCCACCCAGCCTTTGAATCGCTCGTGCCCAGGCGCGGGCTCAGAGACGTAGCCAAGGTGCCGGCTGATTGCGGTATCCCTTGTTACCCCGCGAGCGGACAGAAAGGCTCCCGCCTGATCCACTGTCATCGCGTACCGCTTCGCCGCTTCCGTCAAGAAAGCGAGCTGCGAACCGTTTGGAATCAGAGAATCCAGCAAAGCCTTCCCTTTCTTGAATGATGTCGTACCCGTCGCCACCTCGGCCGCAGGTGAAGCAATGCCACTTGCCTTCGCTGGCGTTCACCGAGGCAGAGGGATTGCGGTCTTCGTGGTCTGGGATGGGGCACTGGGCCTTGCGCCAACCGCCACGGTCTGCGCCGAAGATGCGGAGGTCGTAGTGCTCGAAGATGGCCTCGAGGTCGGGCTTCTCAACCTCTTGCATTGGACCCCTCGATGACGACGTGACCGGGGCAGCGTTGGATGCTGTTCAGGCACCCCGTCCAGTCGTGTGGCTCGTGATCGTCCAGCCGGCCGCACCGGGGTGACGGCACGGACTCCATGCGGTCGAGCCACCACTGGTCTGCGCGGGTCATACGTCGGCCCCGCAGACGTGGCAGCGGCCGATCCAGGCGGTGCTGCCGTCCTCGCGCTCGATCCACCAGTGGTGTTCGGAGCACTCGACCACCGGCAGGTCGCCGTACGGCTCGAGGTCGCTCACGCGAGGAACCTCCGCACTGGGATGCCCGCCTTCTCTGCGAGGTCGGCAGTGTGAGTGGCGCCCTTGCTCCCGTTCTTGATGAACGCGAGGCAAAAATCCGCACCCAGATTCACCATCTCGGCATTGCGGCGAAAGCCCGCACTCTTGCCGTGCGTGTCCCAGTCAGCGGGGTGCAACTCAGGCTCCCAGCCCATGCCCGCGTTGGTGACAATGCGCTCAGCGATGGCATCGGCTCCAGTTGGGCAGTGGCCGGACACGAGCGTCAGTTCGCTCGGCGCTTCCGCCGCGAGCCAGTATGTGTAGAGGGCGTCAAACACCCTCTGCTCGTCATCCCAGTCGCGGGAGCCGGTAACGAGAATCCTCACAGGCCCTCCCGAGCGCGCACGTCACGGACGTTGCCGATGTTCTTCACCTTCACGCTCCGCACATGCTTGATGTCGCTGTGGTTGCTGGCCAGTTGGCCCATCCGCTTGATGTTGACCCGCTCCTGGTCCTTGCTCACCCGCATCGGCTCCGGCAGTTCGTCGGCCATGCTCACCAGTTGCGCCAGCCCCTCCTTGTTGCGGGTGGCGACGACGGCGTAGGCGGTGGGCTCGAGGCCCAGCAGTTCACCTTGCGCAGCCTTCTCGGCCTGCGCCTTGGTGCCGTACGGGCCGAAGCCGGTGTAGATGGTGCGGCTCTCGAAGCCGTGGCGCAGCACCACCATCCACATGGTGCGACCACCCCGGGCCTCATCGACGGCTTGGATGGCCTTGGTGAACATCCGCTTCTGGGCGGTGGAGGTCAGCTTGTCCTGGTCGCCAGCGTCCTTGTCGGTGAGGAAGTCACCGAGTGGTGTGGTGAGCACGGACTCGAGGGCGTCGAGTTCAGCCTTGAGCGGGGTCACTTGGTCACTGCCAAGACGTACCCCAGCAATATTCCGACCACCAGGCCGATGTAGTACGACGCAAGATCAAAGTCCATCGTCGTCTCCTTCGATCATGTCGCCGGCCATGCCGATGATCTCGGCGGCCGTGAAGCAGAGGCTTGCCAGCCATGCGCGCAGGATGTTCACCGGCAGCACCCGTCGCAGCCGTGAACGCCGAACATGTCGGCGGGGTCTTTGCCGGCCAGCCAGTCGGGGTCGGGGTGGCCGATGCCGTGCGGGCAGGTGCGCTCCATCATCCCGCCCCAGTCGCTGCGCCAGTAGCGCGGGAACTCAATCATTGAATGGTTGCTAGGGTTGTGGATGCAGCAGTTCTCGCCGGCACAGTTCTTCTCGTCGTGGACGTTGACGAGCACCTGGCCCGACTCCAGCGTCACGCGACTCATCGTCCGAGCCGCTTCGCTTGCTCGGACGCCGCCCGCAGGATGGCCAGCACCTCGACATCGGAATGGCTGTCGTTCCAGTCGGCGAATCGGGGGGTGGTCATAGCCAAGTGGTCGGCCACGAACTGCATGGCCTCGGTGTCGAAGATGGTCGGATCAACGCCTTCGACCACGGCGATGGCGCCGAGGGCGCAGCACGGGTCGCCGGCCGTGTACGGGGCATCGAAGGACTCGCCGTCCGGCCAGAAGTAGCCCTTGTGATGGCCGTACGTCTCGATGTGGTCGGCCGCCTTGCGCAGCACCTTGCTGACCTTCACCGCTCCCCCAAGATGACTCGCTGGCGGTCGGACATCCACCGACCGAACGTCTGACGGACCTCGACCTCCTTGATGGAGTCGACCTGGCCCTTGCCGAGCACGGCGAGCTGGACTCGGA